TATCTGTTCAAGGAACTGGCGGAATAACTAGAACAACAGTATAATTTGACAATATATAGTAAATAATTTAATAATTGCGTATGTCTGCAATCGACAAAATCAAAGATCATTACAACTCATTAAGCAAAGGCGAAAGCAAATACTTTGAAGAATGGGATTTAACTTTTTACAAAGAGCCGATTAATCTTGAAAAGAAAGGTCGGTTATTTAAAAAAATGGAACTTGATCCAATCGAAGGTCTGGCATACGCACTTATAGAACTTGCACTAGATGAACAAGGCAAGAATTTATTTACATTAGAACATAAAATGGCATTGATGAAAAAAGCTGATCCTGATGTTTTATCAGAGGCGGCTACTTGGTTAATGCAAACACCTACAAAAAAAGATATTAAAAAAAAATAGATAACGACCACGATTACAATACAGTAGTTCAGTTGGCTGATTATCTTAAATTACCTATACATCAAGTTATGGAGTTCTCAGTTGAGGAGTTTATGACTTGGGTTATATTTTTAGAAGATAAAAGAAAAAGAGAACAGCATGAGGCAAATGTTGCTCGAATGAAATCTAAATCTAGGAGATAAATGACAAAAAAAGTTAATATAGATATAGTCGCAAGAGATAAGACAAAAAGAGCCATAGCATCGTCAAAAAAGGGACTAGGCGGTTTGAAAAAATTTGCCATTGCGGCCGCTGGTGCATTAGCGGCTGTTGGGGCTGGTAGGGCAATAACTAATCTCGTTAATGTTGGTAAAGAAATGGAAAGCCTACAAGTTAGGTTTAAATTTTTATTTGGTAGTGTTGAAGAAGGTAAAATAGCATTTGATAATCTTTCTAAGTTTGCATCTAAAGTACCATTTGCTTTAGATGACATTGCAATGGCATCAGGTAATCTTGCTGTGGTTGCCAAAGATGCAAAAGATTTAACAAGAATATTAGAAATCACAGGTAATGTTGCGGCATTCACAGGATTAGATTTTCAAACTACCGCTAGTCAAATTCAAAGGGCTTTTAGTGGTGGTATAGCGGCCGCAGATATATTCAGAGAAAAAGGTTTAAGACAAGTTTTAGGTTTTGGCGAGGGAGCAAAAGTTTCAATTGAAGATACTCAGAAAAAGTTTGAAGAAATTTTTGGTAAAAATGGAAGATTAGGAAAAGTAACAGATGATTTAGCACAAACTTTTGAGGGAACTTTATCAATGTTACAAGATAAATTCCTAAATTTCAAAATGGCTATTAATAAAGCATTTTTTGCAGAACTTAAAAGACAATTTGGCGATTTAAATGAATTTCTTGACGCAAACGAACAAGAAATAACTGCTTTTGGACAAGCAATAGGAACTAATTTAGCTTTAGCATTAAAAGAAACTGTAGAAAGTGTCCAAACCATAGTTGCTGGTTTAGATTTATTAGCTAGAGCAACTGAAATGGCTGATGAAAAAACAGGTGGTTTTGCAAGTAAATTACTTTTCTTACTCGATCCTTTAAGAGATATAAAAATAATCACAGGTATAATAACTGACGGAAATCAAGATTTAACAGAAACATTCAACAGTTTAATTCCAAGAGTTGAAGAAACAGGAGAAACTATCTCTGATGCACAAAAGAAGTTTCAAGGATTTACTGGAGCAATTACAGAAACTGTAAGTCCAGCAGTTCAAGAACTAGAGCAAGATGTTTTAGATTTACAAGAAGCACTTATGCCTCTTGGAAATGCGTTTGATGTAGCATTTGCTGAAGCTGATAAAAAGTTAGAAGAGTCTGAAGCGAATAGAAAAAGGACATTAGAGAACGCAACAAAGAACTTTAAAGATGCAAAGTTCAAAGAGATAGACTTTCAAAGAATGTCTCAAAAAGAAGCACAACAATTAACAAGGGCTGGTTTCAGACAATCACTACAAGAGGGTGCAAAACACAACAAAGCATTATTTAGAATTAATCAAGCTATGAATATTGCAGAGGCAATTATGAATACTGCAACTGGTGTTACAAGTGCTTTAAAACTTGGCCCAATTATTGGCCCACCATTAGCACTTGCGATAGGAGCTATGGGTGCTGTTCAAGTTGCCACAATTGCGGCTCAACAACCACCAGCACAATTTGGTGGAGCAAGAGTTGCTAATCAACCATTTTTAGTTGGAGAAAAAGGTGCTGAGTTATTTACACCAGCTACGGCTGGTACAGTAACACCTAATCATCAGTTAGGTAATAAGATGGGAGCAACAGTTGTAAACTTTAATATTAATACTGTAAGTGCAAAAGGATTTAACGAATTATTAAATAACAGCAGAGGAATGATTACAAATATGATAAATCAAGCTGTAAACGAAAAAGGAAAAGCTAATCTTATATGAGTGGAGCATTACCCAATGTAGAGTTTGAAGCGATCAATATTAAAAGTGAACAAAAAACTTTGGTATCAAAAACTCATTCAGGGAAAACATTTAGGAGACAAATTGACGGACAAAGATGGTTATTTACTGTTCAATACCCAAACATCAAACGATCAGACTTTGCGGCTGTTCAAGCATTTATAGTAAAACAAAGAGGATCAAAAGAAGATTTTACAATTACTTTTCCAAGTTATTTGAATGCACAGGGAAATGAAACAGGAAGTGTTTTAGTAAATGGTGTTCATGCTGTTGGTGATACGACTATTGCGATGGACGCATTTGCGGCTGATGGTGCTGGAAGATTTAAGGCTGGAGATTTTATTAAGTTTAATGCACATTCAAAAGTCTATATGGTTGTTGAAGATGTTACTTCCTCAAGCAATGCGGCAACTGTAACTATTGAGCCACCACTAACAACTGCTTTATCTAATAATGAAGCTGTTATTTATGATAGTGTTCCATTTACTGTATTCTTGACTAATGATGTTCAGGAGTTTCCATCAAATGCAATTGCATCAGATGGTAGTGTTTTATTTACATTTGAGTTAGATGTTGAAGAAAGTATATAATGGCAAGAGGACTTACAACTGCGGTTAAAAACGCATTAGCAACACAGAATATAAAACCAGTTGTATTGATTGATATTGGTTTTCCTACACCAATTTACATTACCAATCATTCACATGATTTGATCTCAAGCATAAGTGGTAGTTCACAAACTTATACTGCATCAGGTCATTTATTAACTGTTCAGGCTGTAAACGAGACTTCAACACCAACAAAAAATACTTTGTCTTTAGGATTATCTGGTGTCGATCAAACTTATATATCAGTTGTTTTAAATACAAGTGTTACTGGAGATATAGTAAGAATATATCAAGCATATTTAGATAGTTCTAATGCGATTATTGCTGATCCTTTTTTGTTATATTATGGAACTATTGATGATGTAAAAATCCAAGACAACGCAACAACAGCATCATTGACTATTAATGTAACTTCACATTGGGGAGCATTCGATAAAATTGGCGGTAGAACAACAGCCGACAATTCGCAAAAAAGATTTTTTTCTACTGATTTAGGAATGTCTTATTCTGCTGTTACAATACAGGATATTGAGTGGGGTTTACAATGAGTGATTACAAAGTTCTAAACGCAGAAGTCGATCATGTAAAAAATTTGCAAGAATTTACAAAGTCAATGTGTCAGGGTGCAAATATTGCCTTTCCAAATCTTGATGCTTCTAAATCAACAAGATATTTGATGAAAATGATACAAGATAAAACTGCATTGATACTTGTGAAAGATAAACAAGTGGTAGGTGCTGTTGCTGGATTAATTATTGAATGGTGGTTTTCAGATGCAGAATATTTATCTGAAATGGGTTTTTGGATAGAAAAAGAACACAGGAATGTTGCAACTGCAACTTTACTTTTAACTGAATTTAAAAAAATAGCTGATAAAAAAATGATACCTTGTATGCTCAACACTTTAGACGGAAAAGAAATAGATACCAGAGAACAATTATTTATAGATAATAATTTTAGAAAACTCGGCTTTACTTATGGATATGCTTTATAATGTGTGGAAGTGTTGTAGACGCGATTGATGATGCAATAGATGAAACATTTGATTTAGTAAAT